ATCGATTATCGAGAAACAATGATTGTTTATTATTGTTTCTCATTGTTTACTGCTGTTTTAATTTAAGTGATTGATTATCAATGATTTGGGATTCTTTCCATTGGAACAATAAACAATAAACAATAGGGGTCCCCCGGATTTTAGGGGAGGGGCTGTCGAGATTTTTGCCAATAAACAATGGAACAATGGTTTTATCAACTTTTGGGGCCGGGAGTCCCCCTGATTTGTAAACAATGAAACAATGGTTTGACCAACTTTTGGGGCCGGGGGGCCATTGGGAATTGTAAACAAAGAAACAATAAAACCATCAACTTTTGGGGCCGGGGGTCCTATTCCCCCGTGGACCCAAAGCCCCCCTGTCCTCTTTCGGTCGATTGCGGGAAAAGCTCGTCCTCCGACTCGAGAACTTTCACCCCAACATAGATGATGGGCATCACCAATCCTTGAACCAGCTTCATCCCCGGCTTGAGTATGACTGGCTCCTTGCCGACGTTCATGACGTGCAGATGGATCTCTCCTTGATAGTCTTCGTCGACCACGCAAGCTCCAACCTGTAGCTGATACCTGGCGGCAATGCCACTCTTGTTGAACATGATGAGGGCACACCTCCGGGGTATTCGAGCTTTGATCCCGGACGGAATGTTGATGCTTTCGCCCGGCCAGATCTGTTTGGCTTCGAAGTCTTCCGGGATGTAGAAGTCCAGCCCGGCGGACAGACCCGTTCCTCTGGTCGGGGTCTTGACATTTCTTACTTTTACGATTTTCATTTTTTAAAATATTTTTCGAGACGAGCTCGGTGTGTTGTGCCTGATGAGAGTGATGCTCCTTCTATGAAATTATACCGAGTGTGAAGAGGCAGCTCCTGGAATGCCTTCTTGAACGGTTGACCATCCGATTCAAATATCTTGCCCGCAGGATTGCCGGGCGTAACGTCCTTCATGTTTCGGGACTTGATCCACCACAAAGCCTTTTCCCGATTTATGGAACGTATGGAGGGTCTAACAGACCCCTTACGGAGCGTCATTTTGAACCATTGAGCCTCCGTATTGGAGTCATCTTCTTTAAACCATACCCGGTAATATCCAATAGCTATTGCCATAAGTTGTAGAATATTTCGTGACACTTCTTGCGGTACGCCATCGGATCCTGCCGTATACTTTGGCACTTGAGAGGCTCTTTGGGTCGGTCGATAATCTCCTGAGGCAGGACGTCGCTGAAAGCATCTTTGAGAATGCGCTTGTGAGTTCTGTCCTCCCGGGGCAAACAGAGAGCGAACCTGACAACGTCATGTCCCAGGAATGGTGACCGGAGTTCAACTGTGCTCCTCATGGAAGCCCGGTCAAGCCGAGGCATGTGGTAGAACGGGAGCTCCTGGAACACGTCTGAGAGCTGGGAGTCGTAGTCATCTACTCGGCGATAGCCTCCGAATAGTTCGTCAGCTCCATCCCCGGTCAGGATGACCTTCTCCTTGACCTTCTCCATGAGTCGGAACTGGGGGATCATGGAGCCCAAGTCGATGGGGGTTTCGTTGTAGCGGAGACACCTCTCCAGGCAATCATCATCGGGGATAGGGCCAAGAGAGGTGATAAAAGCCCCTAAAAATTCGGACAATAGCATGCCAAATTTTGATTCATTATTCTCCACCATATAGAGTTTAACCCCCAGGCCCATTCGATAAAGAATAGAGGCAACTATGGATGAATCCAGTCCTCCAGAAACCAAAGCTCCGACCGGGATTTTGGAATACATAGCTCTACGGCGTATGGACTCGGAAACTCGTTCCCGGAGTTCCTGAGCCAGCCGCATCCTACCCAAACGGTACGTCTTATTCTGGAGTCCCCAGTTGAAGTAGTCCCTCCGGATGACAGTCGGGGTCACTCTCATGCTGTCAAAGGAGTAGACCGTGTTCGGCATGATGCGCTTAACGGTATTCCACGGAGTCCGGTCGTCCCAGTTATAACCCCATTTGAACACTTCCGACTGGTAATACCGGTCGAAGTCCTTGAAGTTCGACACCAGCGGGGTTATCTCCGAGCAGATCTCACCGAACTGGTTGTAGTATAGCTGTTTCTTACCGAGGGGGTCAGTGAAGGCAATTATTTGACCCTTACGATACCAGCATATCGCCCACATGCCATCCCAGCGGTTGGCTTCGAGGAGAATGTCCTCCAAGCAGTTGGCCCCAAACAAATCCCGAAGGTACTCAACGTCGCTGGAATACCTCGTAGGATAGTTGTAGATCTCCCCCACGTAAAGAAGCCACCCATTGTTTCCGGCTAACTCTATAGGCTGAGCCAGGCCATCGCCTTGTTCAGTCTGAATGGGCAAACGGACATGACTGAGGAACCATCCCCCTTCGGCAATCTGGGTGGATTCGATGCCCCTATGCTGTATCTTGTCAATGGCGTTAGCCCTTCTTGTTATACTTATTCCGCACATATCACTTGAGTTTATTTTTGAGAGCGTCCATGAGACAAACGATCCCTATTCCGATTATTACTGCTATTGCCAGCCCAATGATGATGGGCTCCTCATTTCCTCCTGACATGTCTTTTGCGCTTTATGTCCTTTCTGACTTCGTCAACTGCGATCAGAAATGTAATGTAGAATACAGCTGCTGCCGCCAAAGAGGTCAAGACTACCCCAATCAGCACTTTAACTCCTATGTCCATCATTCTTCGATTTTTTGAGGATCTGTTGTGCCTTTTCCTCGATCCAGTTGGTGTAGCACCGGCTCCCCATGTGGAGCCCAGTCAGGAGCTTCGAGCATCCCGGACAGAACATGCAATCGTCGTATTGCTGGTGAGCTTTAGCTCTTGCTTCTTCGATGGTCATAGCTTAGTATATTACCCATTTGGAGAGGTCTTCGTTGTATGCATGGAGGGACCCAGCGAAGTAGTGCAGAGAACCCTTCTTGAGAGAGGGATAGGTGGCTGCGAGGATATTGAACACGTAGTCCATCATAGCCTCTGTCAACCAGATGTCGATTGCGAAGTGCTTGAAGAAGTCATTGCTCCGGATGTAGTATATCACGTGGAGCCGGTTGTTCCGGATGAGGAACTGGTAGCTGACGGAGCAAGGTACTCGGGTAAGAGCCCCGGCTGTTGCCCGGGTGTCCTCCGGCTCGAAGATCATGACCATTGCTCGTCTGGAGTGCGGGTCGTCCCGGAGAGTCATGATGACATTCTCCAACTGGTGAATTTCGGGTCCTTTGTGGAAAATGTGCAGACGCTCCGAATAGGTGTAGTCGAAGCGACCCTCCTGCCGAGTCTTGCTCACCAGCTTCTGCCACAAGTCCCGGCGGATCTCCCAGCTCTTACCCGGATTGACCCCGTTTCGGTCAAGCCGGTCGGAGAGCTCTGCTCGGCAGTACTTCTCGATGAGCTCGGCCTCGTCTTTGAACATAAAGTCGAGCATCTCGCGTTTGCCGAGATACGGCTTTGAGATGACGAAGCTCACTCCGATGAGTTCCTTGGTGAGCCGGTCGTCCCCGCTGAGTTCCTGGTTTTGGTAATGGTTGACCGGGACCGTGATGCCGGAAACCTTGAGCTCCCGATCCATCTCCCGGATCATTTCGAAACAGTCTTTGAATATTCTACCCATGTCAATATTTGGATTTAATGCGAAACACATTTACTTGATACTTCAACGACCAGAGCTCTTTGACTCGAGTCTCTGAGAGACCCAAATGCTCGAACATTATGACGAAGTAAGTCCATATCCACTTGAGCCGGTCCTCGAAAACTACCAGGTCAACCATGTACTGAGATTGTCTCCACTCTCTGTTCTTGAGACAGTTTGCTGTCATGCCGATGTTTCCGATTAAGGTAAGCAGATCTCCCGCAAAATCTTCGTCTTCCAGAACCTGTGTCCATTTAGGCATCGTCCAGTCGAAAGTGGGAGTCATGCCATAAAGCTGGTAAAGCTCCAACATGAAGTTGAATGCGTCAATCAGCTCCTCATCAAAGTGCTCGCCATCGAGTTCTTCCTCGATAGCCTCCTTTGCCTCAGCGAGTTCCTCGACAATCTGCCAACAGAGTTTCTTGAAAAGCTCCTGATCCTCCAAAGTGTTGATGTCAAAGTTCGCTATACGTTCCTTGAAGTAAGGTCTGTACATGAGCTGGAGCTCCCCCTGGAGGGCATAAATCTCTTCCCAGCTCTTAATGAATGGCTTAAAGTCTTGTGTATTCATGGCTTGATGTTTGAGAATGTATTGTACTGTTCCGGATCTTCTTTGTGAGAGTAATATACAGCTATTCTGCGTCCCTCTTCTGTGAGAACATGTTTGATCTCATGCACCTCGATGGGACTGATCCGGATGAAGTCCACAGCCTCCGAAATGGTTGAGAAGTACGTAGGTACTACTCCCTGAGCTTTTAACGGCTTGGGGTCCTCGAGTTCGTTGTTGATGGCCCCGATTGTGGCTACCATATCAAGGAGGTTGTCCTCCTTGTGTGCATTGGATTCACGTGCCATTTTCACTGCCACTTGGACCCAAGACACGTCAAGAGCGGTCAGAGGCTTACCGGTAATGACCGAGGCGATCTCTGCGGCCTTCTGGTTGCATTCCATGAACGGTCCGTATTGTCTCTCCTTTTCCTCCGACCGCTCATTGATGATTTGGTCAGCGTGTTTAAGTATGTTACTCATGATTTTTAGTATATAGGTTAGACCCCGGGGAGGGACTCGAACCCTCCTGTACCACTCCGGGGTGCCAAGTGGAGTGACGGCTCCACTTGGCGAGGAGTTCTGACTTACTCCTCAGCCGGTGCGTTCTCCGGCTCGTTCTGTTCTGCTTCGGGAGCTGCTTCGTCAGCCTTCTTCCGGCCGCGCTTCGGCTTCTCGGTCTCTTCAGGAACCGGAGCCATCTCGCCGAGCTCCAGGTCCTTCGAGTCGATGCCCTTGCCCCAGACGTGACCGTCGTTGGTCTTGATGCGGTACTGGATGAAGTTGTTGCGGGGGTCGAGACGAACTCCGATGATGATGCCGTCGGTCTGCTCCTTGGTCTTCGTGCAGATGAACTTGCAGAAGCGGCCGATGTTGGCTTTGGCCTTCTCGAGATTGGCTTGGGCCTCCTCTGCAGAGATCTCCTTCTTCAACGGGCGGGGTTCCCCGGGCTCCTTCGGAGTCTTTGCCTTGCGAGCCTTCTTCGGCTTCTCCTCGGCGACCTCGTCGTTCTCCTTGATGCCGTTCTCGGCTTTGTACTCTTCGGTCTCAGTGGCGTTGTAGACAGCGCCCTCCTCTGCCGGATGTTTCTGAGATGCTCCTCTCGATGCGAGGATGGATTCGATGGCGTCAAGCTCGTCACCGGTCTTGACCTTGGCCAACTTTTGAAGAACTTTCGAGCTGTAGCTCTTGTACTTTTCGATAAACTTTTCCATAGTGTTTAGTTGTTAAGTGTAGTGTAAAAGTAAGAAAAAATGTCCAATTAAAAAAATTTTTCACCAGAAAAATTGAAATTATTTCAATCCAATTCGACTGTGATTATGTCCAATATGTTGGAGGTCATCATGCTATTGACTGCCAGTAGAGCCCTTCGGATCCCCAAGTCCCTCATTGCTCGCTTTGCTTGAGCAATGGCTCTGGCTTTGATTCTTCCGTCGGGGATAGCTGCTTCGTAGCTGTTGTAATCCTCGTCCATTAATTCGTAGTAATATTGTTTCATTGTCCTTTTGTTTGTACTACAAATATGTGAAAAATATTCTTATTCCTACGATAAAACGGGGAAAAGTAGAGGCTAAGCCTCTACTTCTTCACCTTTGTAATTTACGAATTTAGCATCCTGATAGCCGAAGAATCGGAGGGACCCGAGGTCTTTGGTTATCGTGTTCAATATCTGGGCGAGCTCCTGGTCGGAGTAGTCTTTGCAGGAGTTGACTGTGTCTACTGCCCAATAGTTCGACTGTCTAACTGAGGTGTAGCCCTTCTTCCCTACAGTTACTATGAAAGCGTTGGGCCGGTCGGATAACTTGTTCTCTTTGCTTCGGAATATGACCGAGACTTTTTTGTTGTTGGGACAAGCGGCTTTTGCCAGACTTTCGATTCGATGTTTGTTTTCGTAGTTCATAGTGTTATTGTTTTGTTTGTATCACAAATGTAATACTTCTGCTACAAATACTACGATGTTTTGCGATATTTTTTCATATATTTTTCGACCCTCGCTTTTACAGCTTCCATGAGAGCATCCTGTCCCCGGGTCTTCGCTTTCTGGGCTCTTATGACGTCCTGGTCCACTGTCTTCGAGCATACCAGTTTATTGACTATCACGACCTCCTTCTGTCCTTGTCGGTCAAGCCGAGCATTGAATTGTTGCTCCAGCTCAAGAGAATAGGTCTGCCCAAACCAGATGATGCGGTGTCCTCCGGCTTGGAGGTTGAGCCCATGACCCCCGGAAGCCGGGTGCATCAAAAGAACCTGGATTCTGCCGGCATTCCAGTCAACGATGTCCTTCTCCGTTTTGAGTTCCCGGGGCTTATACTTGGCGAGAGCCTTCATGAGCCTGTCTCTGTCATGCTGAAATGTCCATCCGATGAGGACTGACTGTCCCCCGGCGTCCTCAATGAGTTCCTTCGTGGCTTCGATCTTCAACGTGTGCACCTCATGGGCCACTCTCTGTTCATCGTACACTGCTCCATTGGCAAACTGGAGGAGCTTCGTGGACAAAGCTGCTGCATTGACAGCTGGTATCTCTACGGCGTCCCCGAGCTGATCAATCATGCTGAGAACTTGTTCCTCCTCGAAGGAGTCATAAGCTTTTTGGATTTCCGGGGGCATCTGGATCTCCACTATGTTGTCGATGCGCTCGGGGAGATCGAGGTAGTCCTTAGCTTTCATGCTCATGCAGATGTCCCCTATCTTTGAATATATGCGCTCCTGATTTTCTTTGGATATGTCGTACGAATATACAATATGCCCGTTTCTACGTCCTGGCTTAAAGTAGTTGTCACGATAGTGTGATATGTATTTGCCCAAGCGCTCTCCCCGGTCCAGGAGGTACATTTGGGCCCAAAGGTCCATAAGACCGTTGGGTGCCGGGGTACCAGTCAAACCTACTACTCGGGAGAGTGAAGCCTGAACGTGCTTAAGAGCTTTGAATCTGATTGACTTGGGGTTCTTGAAACTGCTGAGCTCGTCGATGACCACCATGTCGAATGGTAAGCAAGATCCCCCGTAGAGCCCGCATAGCCAAGCCACGTTATCTCTCCCGATGGTGTATACGTCTGCCTTCTTGGCGAGAGCCTCACGACGTTGACGTTCTGTTCCAATGATGCGAGACACTTTAATGTGCTTCAAATGGTCCCATTTCTCGACCTCCTGTGTCCAGACTGATTCGGCTACTCTTTTGGGAGCTATGACTAATACTCGTCGGACCTCGACCTCTTTAAACATGAGCTCGTTGATGGCTGTCAAAGTAGACACTGTTTTACCCAATCCCATGTCCAGGAACAGAGCACAGTGCGTGTGGCTTATTATGTGGTCAACAGCTTGTAGCTGGTATTGATGGAGATCATTTTCGGTCATATTCCAATGCTAACATTTTACAACCCATGGTCGTGTCTATCACCTCGACCCGAAAGCCCATTGCTTTCAGTTTCTGGTGCATTAATGTCTGTATTTTTCTGGGCTTTTTGCCGAATGCTTTCAACTCAACGAAAACGACTTCGCCACCGGGGAACAGACAGAGCCGGTCAGGGAGGCCAGCATTGTGAATTGCGGGGAGTTTCAAACACCAGCCACCAACTCTCTCCACCTCAGTGACGAGTCGTTTCTCAATCGAGTTTTCGCACGTAGTATTTTTGCTTTCCATAAATGGGGAAATTTTTAGTAGACTTGCATGGCTCCCATTCGGGCATGCTCTTCAACAAGTCATTGATTTCTCGGGTCTTATACCGGTCCATGTCCTCTCTATTCCGCCCAAGACATTCGCACCATATCTCAGCAACACACACGTAGTCTCGGGGGGTGGTCCCTTTGGGGTTTAATTCATCGACCAGGAAGTCTCTTCTCTGGTAGAGGTCCATTGAGTCCCAGTTGTCCGGGAGCTGACGGTCCAAGTACGCCTCAATGATGCCTTTCCGTTCATCCGACTCGCTGTGCGAGCTTTGCTCATTTTTGGCTATTTTTTCTGCTTCATGGCTCAAATAGAGTTTCTCCTTGGATTTGTACAGGACAACTGCCTCAGCCCATATCTGGTCTATCTCGTCGTCCAGTTCCATGAATACGTCTTTTTTGGCATTGTTGGGGACCACGTCCACTGGCATGAAGCGTCTGTTGCCAGTGGGGTCTCTCAGGAATTCGCTGTCGTTGGTGGTGCCGAAAAAGACGCATTGCCGGGGATATATCTCAGAAGTTCTGGCATACGCTGGTCGGAATGAGTCTTCGGACTTAGATATGAAATGCTTCACTGACTCAACCTCCGCTTTGCGGAGACCGGAGAGCTCAGCTATTTCAATAAGCCATGCCCCCTGGATCTGCTCGAGAGCCTCCTTTCCTTGGACTGTCAGGAATGTATCGCTAAACCAGGATTTTCCCAATTTTTTGATGAACGTACTTTTGCCGGATCCTTGAGGTCCTACGAGCATAAGCACAAGGTCGAATTTGACCCCGGGGTTCATAACTCGGGCAACTGCTCCAACCAGCATCTTGCGGATGGCTTCGCGAGAGTAGATATTGTCGTCAGCCCCCATGTAGTCAATCAGGAGTTTGTCTACCCGTTGGATCCCGTCCCATTTGAGGTCATTGAGGTAGTCCAGAATCGGGTGGAAGTGGTTGCGTTCAAATTCCAGAGCCATGGCATCGTCGATCTTTAGCGAGGACGTTATTCCATATACGCAACCCAAATAGTTCCGGACCCCGGAGTAGTCTACGTTCTTGACCGGCTCCGGCTTAACAACCCGACGCCACGGGAGATTCCCGAAAACGTACCTCTTCCCGTCAAAGTCGTTTTGTCTGAACAGTCTTTTGAACCGGGGATCGTTTGCAAATATGAGGTTGAGGTTGGCATCCGACGAGAGGTACGCTCCCCGAGTATCAACCTCCAGCTCCTTCATCCACTCGACGCTCTCAGCCTCCGGGTCAACCTCCTTTTCGACGACTTCTTCCTGAGTCCGACCATGCTCTGGATCGGCAAACTCGTACTTGGCACTGTTGATGTGGTCGTTGGCAATGGTTGTCTTAGTGTCTGGGTCATTGCGTACGAACTCCTCCATTGCTGACACACTTGGCAACTTCGACGAGGGATCCTTGACCTTGTCGTCAAGGTGGCCGAATTTGTGTATGCGGACCAAGTCAAACGCATTGCAAAGTTTACCCCCACACGGGTCAGTTCCATGATGGGAATAAGCGAACTTGTCCTCATACACGATAAGACCAGCCGAAGCACTTCCTTTTGTGTAAGTGTATCGGCCCTCCAATGCTGATGGGACATAGGTGTCAGAGAGAAAAGTCTCTATTGCTTCGGGTATGGAGTACGTCCTACAGAACGCTCCTATGAGCCCCCTCTTTATGGTTGGGTCCTCCTGCTTCTTAACGGCTCTGTCGACAGCTTCGAAACGGGACGAAGCTGTGGGCCAAAGTGATGAGTCCTTCCAATCGGCATAGGAGTTGAGGATCTCGTCAGCATCAATCCATGGACCGTCCTGAACCTTAAAGTAGTAGTCCATGTCCTTCGGCGTAGAAGGCCAGAACATGAGTCGGTTGGTCTCGAAAGTTGAATTGTCGAAAAGGTCTATGCCGATTATCCCGGCAATTTTTCGGCTTATGGCCACATACTCATCAGCCGTGACTTCTCTGCTCAGTGGCATTATTAGTCGGTACCGGGGAGACGCATCTGAGTGTTTGTGAGTCCCATGCAGAACAGCTGCATTGTCAAACTGGAGAGTAAAGTCATCCCAGAGGTCTTTGTGGGCAAAGTCCAAGTCGAGTGTCATCAACTGTCTGTGGACCACATTGGCCGGGCTTCTTTTGCCCCCTCTCAGGTAGCCTCCAACGTATCCGCCTACGTCTTTTATTTTGAGCTGGTCCTCCTTGCTTGCAGAAACAAACTCCTTAAATGTTTCAGTGGTCTTGTTCTCCTCCCCGAGTCGACTGACCAATTCAGACCATTTCAGTTTCTTGTTGCTCCATACTTTTGATCTTGCGCTCAGTCCGATTGCAATATCAAGTTCCCCGTCGTATGTCATTAGTCTTTCTTATAAAATTTAGTAACGTATCCGTCTGCTTTGAGAGGTAATCCCATTGGCAAGCAGTTCAGCCAAGGAAGATCCTCTCCCATAACTCTACACATAGTTTCCAGACAATCCCCGGCTCGGTCTTCGTCTACCTCTGCAATGGCTTCATCATGGACGTGCATTACTATTTCGAAGTCTTTCATAATGCTTAGTCTGTACATTGCTTCGGCGAGAAGATCCCGGGAGATTGCCTGGACTATGTTCTCCACCAGTTTGCCCCCGTAAGTCTCTACCTCAGTCCATCCTACTGACTGGACCATGCCGTCGTAGACAATGCCAGTCTGCCCGAACCTGTTGGGTCTCACCCGGGGATTTCTGTAGTATAATTTTCTCCCAGCTGGGAGAGCTATTGTCAAATTGGTCCCGTCATGTTCAAAGACGAGACAACTTACTTTCTTGGTTTTCCTGGTCTGGACGCACTCGATGGCCTTCTCGTTCACCTCCGCCCAAAACTCAACAATTTTAGGATTGGCTCGACGCCAAAGAGCTACAATGGAATACATTTCCTTTTTGGACAGCTTCTTCTCTTTGTCCATCTTCTCCATTGCGTTGACCGATCCCTCATATCCGAGTGCTAATTCTGCCGTCTTTCCCCGCTGTCTGAGGTCCGATCCTTTCGTAACCTGCTCAATTGGGACCCCGAACATGAGTGATGCTGATGCCTCATAGATCTTGCCATGAGTGTTGAAGACGTCGAGTCGCCATTTCTCCTGGGCTAACCAGGACAGGACTCGGGCCTCAATAGCACTAAAGTCGGCTACTGCAAACATTTTACCCTCCGGGGCTATGAATGCTGTTCGAATGAGCTCCGAAAGGACATTCGGAATGCTGTCGTAACACATTTCGATGAGGTCGTAGTCTCCCTTCTCCACCATGCTCCGAGCAAGACTCAAGTCCTTCATGTGGTTTTGGGGGAGATTCTGGAGCTGGATCATACGGCTCGACCAACGTCCTGTTCTGTTGGCCCCGTAAAACTGGAATAACCCGTGAGCTCTCTGGTCTTTGGCAGCACAATTGAGCATAGCAATGTACTTCTTAGTTGAGGTCTTGGACAGTGCAAGCCGACCAGCGAGAACCTCCTTGACCAGATCGGGAGCCTCCGGATTGTTTTTCAGATATTCGAGGATTTCGGGCTTTCCCAGTGCAGGGAAGTTGAGTCCGAAATTAGTGATGAGCCACGTCTTCAACTGGGCCAAGCTGTTCGGGTTATCCAAGCCCGTCAGTTCCTTCATCCGGTCGGTCATCTCCTCCGTGTATACCTCATCGAAAGAGATGGCGTTCCCAGCCATATCGAGATCTATCAGAATTCCCCGGTCATTGATGCTTTGGTCTACGAGGTAGTTCCGACGTTCGAACTCCGGGAATGGGAATTGGTCCAGCTGTTCCACGATGTCGCGTTCGGCAATCACGTCATATTCGGCATACGTCTTGAACTCGTTCCACTTGTCCGGGTCGTCGTCCGGCATGTTCCGAGTCCTCATCCCGTTGGACTTAGTTGGCTTGCACGGGGAACAGAAAAACCGGATTAAAGCTTTACCTGTTGATTTCTTCCCGTGCTCCCCGAGGACCAACGCCTTGGAGAGTTCATCCAGAGCCAAAGGCAGTCCGCAATAGGCTGCTTTTGTCATTGAGCAATACAATTGATCGATCGGGATAGGTAGTCCTATACGCTTAAATACGAGTCTCTCAAATACGGCGTTATGAGCCCATTTCTCGATCTCCGGGTCAGTTAAAGCGGAGATGAAATAGTCGGGGAGCTCTTCTCCTTTGGCCAGATCTATCACCTGAACGGGAGATGTATCAAAGGCGAAAGACACTATAAGGAGCTGAAAACCCCCCGATTCTATGTATTTATAGGCGCCCGTGGACTTAATGTCCTCCGGGCTATATGTTTCTGTATCGAAATATAAGCGTCTCGGCATGTTAATTATTGTTAAATTTGTTGCTGGGCGGGGATTCGAACCCCTAATCCCAAATAAGACCCAGCATACCAACCTACATAAGGTCGTCGTCCCACGGGTTCTGGCCGAAGTCCTCTTCTGCCGAAGATCCCCCGGAGAGACGTTCTCCGTCAGCCAACTTCTGGAGGTTGTTCAGCCCGCAAGCAACGCCTTTGTTGCCATTGGTGTTGAAGGCGTAGAAGTTGATCGACGCCCGGCCATAGCACCCGGAGTAGAAGTCCTCTTTTTCGATGATGGGGTTGAGGTTGACGTCCACGATGCCAGGACGGTTGTCCGAGTTGGCATTGACGAACATGTGCCCAGCATACTCCGGATTGTCCGGTCTTTCGGTGTCCCCGTCACGGAGGGGGTTCTTCCACGTCGGGGGAATCTTGCCGCCCAATTTGGCGATGCCTTCTTTGAGAGCCGTGTCGATGGCCTCCTTGACCCGAGACAGAGTTGCCGAGTCAGTCTTCGGGATGAGGATGGACACCGAGTATTTTGCTCGGTCGGAACCCTCCATTGCCCGGGGTTCCCATACGTTGGCGTAACTGAACCGAACTTTGCCGGTTACTACTTTGGTTGTTGCACTCATAGTTGTGAAGTTTAGTTATTAGAAAAATCGAGTTTTGCTTGTTCAATCCCCATTGCCGGACGCTTGTCAGACTCGGGGACCAGAGTGGGTTTGCCTGGAGCCTTGATGACAAAGTCTCCAACCAGTAAGCCGAAGTCCTTTTTGAGGAGCTTCTCGATAGCCGGGATCCCGGCCAGTTTGACAACTTGGAACTGATCCGGGGTGTAGTCGCATGCGGTAAGAACTTCCTGAACTGCACTCTCGTCAGTCCATTTCCGTATTGACCTTCCTTCGACTACCTTATATCCCGGGATCTTCTCGCCCGAGATGGCTTTGGAGAGCAGGTGCTCAGATACAGCATTTACCCATTCTTGGAGCATGGGGGCTTGCTCGAAAATCTGAGCGAGCTCCTCAGTGGTCAGGAGTTCGGGCTCTTTGAACTCGTGTTTGGCCAAGTCCAGATTGTGGTCTGCCATCTTGCGACACAGAGCTTTGACTTTACACCACCTGCACCAGTGCCCGACTTGGAGTTCCCCCTCCCCGGAGTAAGCGAGAGCTGCTTTGGGTTTCACTACCTCCTCACCCCATTTGTAGAGGTCTTCGGGGGTAATCTCCCATGACGAGATTCGATCCTGCCGGGGCTGGACGATAGTCAACTTTACCATGTTGATGTCGTAGACCATCTCAAATTTGGACAATGCCCCAAGAGCATACAGCATCAGCTGAGCATTGTTCTCAGCGAAAACCGGCACGCCAGTGCCAAACTTGAGGTCTATGATCTCCATGACCCCGTCAGCGATAATGCAAGCGTCTCCAGTGCCGAATCCTTGTTCGACCCAAGCCGAGAAGTCCAGTCGCTCCTCCAGAAGAACGAGTGCGTCTTTGGTTTTCCGTAGAGCTTCCGTATATTGGTCCGTTACGTACTGGCAATAAGCCATTACGGGCTCATCCATGGCCTCAGTGTAGAGGTCACTCTTCTTCAGCTTCCTGAGTTCAGCAGACGTAACGTCAACAGGCGTTATGCGGAACCTCGCTCGGAGGTAACATTCTGCCATCTCGTGAGCCAGAGTACCCTCTTCGGCATACTTGGAAGGCTTACCGGTTTCCTCAACTTTTTCCTCCAGTCTGGCACTGGGGGTGCAGTTGATCCACCGGTCTGCCTTTGATGCCGAAAGCATGGCGTGCTTACGAGATGAGTGATTCGGGGCTCCCATTACGCAAGGTCTTTGAGGAATTCGTAGAATGCGTCGTAGTTTCTGGCATCCAGTCCCGTCACATTCTTCGCTCCCAGTTCAGTGAGCTTTGCCCGGATGGTTTCGCGGTGGTTGTCCACCTTACTTGCCAGGAGAGTCCGGATGTCCTGAATGGAAACAGCGGGGTCGGAACCCAAAGAGGAGTTCGCATCCATCGGCATGGGTTCGGGCTCCTCAGTCTTTTTGGGGGCTGGAGCCGGAGCCGGAGCTGGCTTCTTCACGTCCTGTGCAGGGACTGATTTCTTGACGTCAGTCGTCTTAACTGTCACGGGATTTGCTCCGATAACCTGACAGATCTTGCGGACCATTTCGAGATCCTGAGTTTCTTCGAGGTTTGCCTCGAACTTAATTTCTACTTTCATTGGCTTGATGATTTTTGATTATGGTGTTCAGAAGTTCAATGTACTTGCTGAGAGGTATAGCCGGGTCATGGAGAACAGTTTCATGAAACAGGGACCCGAGGTGGAACACCTTCGTCTCTCCCGTTTTGACCGATAACTCGGCTCTGTAGTTCCCGTTTGTCAGAATACAGGTCTCTTCTTTAAATTCTGAGCTCCATGCTCCTTTGTAGAGGTTGTCAACCGATACCCCAAGCCAAGCTGCTAAACGGGAGACTTGCTCCGAATTCAACAAGGTTTTTCCGTTGAGAACCCGATTGAGAGCTGCTCGGGGAAACCGGTTATCAGGGAACAGAATTTCTGCCACTTCTTGAAGTCTGAGACCCCTCTGGTCAATTAATTCTCTGAGATTGATAGTCATTGTGTTGTCCATGTTGTTTATACCAAATATAATCAATTTTCCCCTGATATTGAAATTTTTTCAATCTTTTTAATGAAAAATGTTTACTTGGTGAGGAGGTAGACCACCTGAGCAATAAATATGCTCCTCCTGCTGGGGTTGACACGGGCATATACTTCTCGAAGAGGCTCAATGGCTTTCTCAAGCTTGAGGTCCTCTCCTTTCCTCTTCAACTCCTTGAGAGCCTTATAGACCCGGGTCCTTTCCTGCCATTCCCGAACTTCGGCTTTGTCGTTCCACCAACCAGACACGGGGACAAATTTTGAGCTGAGCACATAGGCAGATTTTCCGTCCTCTGAAAACGGCTGTTGAGTGATGGCTCCCGGGGTACAGTTGGGGTTGATCTTCTTCTCGAACGAGATGGGCTCCATGTATGTAGGTCCCTCCCCGGGAAACTTGTCCATTTTCATGTAGTGGAATCCGAACTCATCCTCATACTTGAATACTACGTATTTTTCAATCTTTTTCATGGTTATCTGTTTAAGGTTCTTGCTGATATTCTGCATTTCTCGCCGAAGTAGGTAAATGTCTGACCGTTAGCTGCAATGTCTTTCAGTTCAGACTCAGTATAAGACTCATACTCACCTTCAATATTGATTCGAGTGGCTCCTTGGGAGTTAGCCAAAGCTCTGAAGGAAGTGAAGACTCCCTCCACGTATCCCATTCGAGTGACGATAAGTACCGATTTTACTGTTCTCATAGTTGTGTAGGTTTTTGTTTACACTACAAATATAATACTTCTGCGGTAAATACTACGATAAAATCAGCATTTTTTTCCGTTTGTTTTGAGAAGTCCCATCATGACAATTTCGAGAGGGTTGGGTGAAGCTGGTTCTGACTGGCTCTGGATTTCCACCAATCTCTCCCATAGTGAGCCAGCTTTAAATCCTATGAATGCCAGGAGTTTCTCTTTTCGAGTGAGGGGCTTGTCGCTTTTAATGCCAAACTGGTCAAGAATAGACTGAATCCCTTCATTGACAAAATCCGACTGATTGGTAACTGATTCTCTGTGAATAACTCCGAGGAGAACCTCTCCCACATTGCTGGGGTCTTTCAGCTCCTTGGATACGATTCCGTTGTAATAGTTGTCCGATTTGGGGTCCGGGTCTGCCGGGAGGTCCCAGTTGAATTTTTCTTCCATGTTTTACTATTCGTTAATTCCATACTTACCGCAGACGTATGCTTCGCCAGTCTTGAAGCCCATGCAGACGAGAAGAGCCTCTCGTTTGGTCAGTAGTTGTCTCATTCCGGTGGCTTCGTTTACTACCTTGATCATCTCCAACAGGACAAAAGAAATGTGACTGACTGTTTCATCGTCAAGACTGTTAACTCGCTCCTGCATTTTGTTTATAAGCTCCACCACTTTGTCCGGTTCAACCTCGGGACCTATGAGACTTGAGAAATAGTCTTCTCTGATTGCCGGCCGTGCCGGAGTGCTCCATTCGATTTTTTTCATAATAATTGGCTTGAATTTATGTTCCTTAATGAATGCTTCTACGTGTTCTATTTTCTGCTTTTTTAATTCCATTACCTGATTGAGGACTAACAGATACCCGTCCTCCGTAGTTACTACGTCCAATCTGGTTAGCTGAGGATTCATGTATGTGGTCAACATTTCTGAAAGTTATTTCTCTGGAGGAAGTCCTGGAGCTCCTCTTGTGTGTAGCAGGTGGAGATGATCCCGTTACTGAAATAGAGGTCGAAAGCACCCGAAGGAAGCTGAGTAACCATAAGTCTTAAACCATTGCTGTCGGTGTAACTTGTAATTGCCATTGTCTTATCCTTTTGTTTGTATCACAAACATAAGAAAAGTTTTTTGAAGTAAAAAATTTTTTGATTGAAAAATGAGAAAAAAAGTTGGGACCCCTATTTTGGGGTCCCGGGAATTAAAACTGTTTGAACCCGTAGTGGTTGAGTTTATGCTCCAGGAGCTGGGGTTTCATGTAGCCCATGTCCAACCCGGTTCCTATCATATTTACGAACGGGATTCGGCTGGTGATGAAGACCTCCATCTCGGATCCCCCGGGGATCCTGTACCTATTAATAAGTACGTGCTCCTCCGTGAGGGGGTCAAACCTGTCTTTTACATTGGCTGCCCATTTCCGGGTCATCCCGTTTTTCAGTAGGATGGTCCTGAGTTCCGTCATGGTGTAGCAGAAGGTGTGGACTCCGTTGTTGAAGGTAAGGCTGAATGCCCATTTGAACTGCCCGGAGGAGAATTTGTTGATCTTGAGTTCGAGTCCTTGATTGTTGGTGTAGGTGATAGTTTTCATATTGTAGTTTGTTTTTGTTTACACTACAAATATAATACTTCTGCTGCAAATACTACGATAAAATGCTGGAAAAATAGCAGAGAAACAATAAATTTTTCATTGTTTCTCACCTAAGTGATTGATACCCAATGGGTTAGGCCCTAAAATCACCCCCCGGAGAAACAATGTAAACAATAATTCCTATATAACCTTTTTATAGGGGGTCTTATCCTCTTTAAGAACACTATTATCCAATATTAGAACACATATTCCCTATTCAGGTTTTCCTCCTATATTATTGTTTACATTGTTTACAAGGGCCTAAATCATTGATATTCAATCGATTATCGAGAAACAATGATTGTTTATTATTGTTTCTCATTGTTTACTGCTGGTCCCTGCCACGGGGGCCAATATCCCCGGCTTGGGGACACAAAAAACCCGGGCTCCCCTAAGCCCGGGACGGAGTAGTTTCCTAAAATTTCCAGCTAAAGCCGACCTCATACCCCGATCGGGTCAGCTCGAAGTCCCGCATATAGGATATATCTACTCCGAAATTCCTGTAATATATGCCTCCCCCAGCCCCAACCTGCCCGAACGAGTTAGCCGAAGCTCTCAGAAAGGGGGACCATTTCTGGGACCTCGTTTCTTTGATCTGTTCTCGGATGGGGATATACTTGTACGTAAGATGCTGGAGAGTGTTGTATTGGACTGTAGCTTCCCAGTCAAATTGGCCAATTTTGGGATCTTTGAAGAATGTTCCAGCGTATTTTCTGGTCGTATTCCAATCCGATATTGTCCTTTTTACGCTCTCCAGAGTATCCACCTCCTTTTGGTCCTCCCCAAAACCCCCTCCATTTGTGATTTCTGGGGGTGTTTGGGGAACCTTTTCCTCCTGGCCCTTATAGATGTATATCAATTTGATTGGATTCCTAAAACCCTCCCATTTTGGAACCAAATCCGGGACTTTGACCTCCCCCCGAATTGGGGGTAAATCGACGTACTTTATAACGGTCTTTTCCTCGATTGTTTTACGCCCGATTATAAAGCCTATACCTACAAGAACTATTGTGCAGAGTACTCTCTTTAGTAAGTCCATATCGTGTCCTGCGGGAGGGTTTTAGAAGCATCTACGTGGATAAAATTCCCGTCGATGCCTATCCTCCGAATGCGCAATGCAATGGCTGCTCGGAGGATCTTCATCCGATTGGGGCCAGAGGCACACCGGATGTCCACTGCCAAACCTTGAGTGTGAGCACTGTTGCCGGACCGTCCTTTGGACTTATCGTGTTCTTTTGAACGATAAGCGCAATTGAGGACGATGGGAATGCCTGCCTTTTCCCGGAGGTCATCCAGGAGATTGAGAAAGTCCTGGTCCATGTCTTCGATGGAGCAGGACGGATTGCATCGCTCGAATTCTTCGGGCTTAAAATACTTACTTGTCTTCATGGCATTCAAAATCTATTTGAGTCTTCTTGCTGACCGATCTCTCCATGTATGACCGGAGAGCCCGGAATATGGGATGATTCGAAATGATTGCGGAGTTCTCCAGAAAGCTCCAAAACTCAGTCCCGACTACAAAAGCAGCGAAGAAGTTGGCAAGGTTGAGACCCCCCAAGTTCGGGAGGACACACACGTCAAGCATGTAGGCCATGCCAATACCGATGATGCTGAGTCCCAACTTCCAACACGTGTCCCACATTTTCTCGCTTTTGAACACATATTTTTGATGAGCTCGTTTGTGGCGTTTGTAGTCAGCAATATTTCCGGTTATGAAGTCGACGATAATGGCAATACAGACACAGAGGATAAGGACCTGGACCGGAGCTAAAAGCCCCCAAAACCCTACAATGCTCCCGCATATCCATTTTCCCGCTCTCATGACTTCCTCCTCCATATCTGTTAAACTTATAATTTATTACGTCCTATAATCATTTTACGAGACGGGGACTCCTTGTATTCAGTACATGGAGTCAGTAACCGCAGAGCTTTAAGGTGATTTATAGCCTTCTCGAGGTAGGCTTCCCCGATGTTCCGTGCTTCGTTCGAGCTACGGATGATGATGTTGTCTTCTACTCGAGTGCTGAATTCGCCATCTTTGTACCTCACCCCGAAGGCAGTGGGATTGATTGGATTGTTGACGATGAATCGGGAATACGCAATGTATGCAATGGCGATCTTGAGTCCTTCGCTTCGACCATCCCCGTAACAGCCACCATCATAATACCCGCCTTCCATGGCGGCAGTGTACTGATCTTTTGTAATGGTTACGTCCCCGTATTGGAAAGGTCCGGGGCCAGAAAAGTCTGTCTCGTCGAGCCATCTGTAGAGGTTGGCTCCTATGGCATCCACCAGTCTGAGGGTCTCAGCCTCCCGGACGTATGGCTCCAGTCTGGCCGGATCGTTGATGTTCTCGGCTATCGGCCGGACATTCCGAAGGTCGTTAGAGTTGAGTATCATCGGGCATGAGTTTTATAATCTCCTCGTCGTAAAGCCCATAAATGAGCTTGAGCATGTTTCTCTTCTGAACAGTGGAGAGCATCTGGTCCCGGATAATCTCCAGTACCTGAGTCATGTTGTCCTTGCCAATTCTGTCTGCTATAGACTCGCCGGCATTGTAAGTGAGAGACTGAATAGCGAAGTCGGGATTTTCCAAAGGAGCCCACCAGTACTCAAAGATCGATACGAAAGTCTCCTCCAGCTGCTGACGCTCCCGTACTGTAACAGAGTTGTAGTACTTGTAGGCATTGGTCATGAGATCAGCCCCAAAGTTAGCCCCCACGTCAACAGCTCGAAGAATGGGAGGCTGCTTGAAGGCTTGACCAATGTTCTCCGGGATGACTCTCTGCGTTACTTCGAATGCTTTGTCATAGTTCTCCCCGGAGAACCTTATGAACTGGGGCACCTCATCTTTGGACTTGCACTGGATGTACCACAGTTGAGAAGTGTTCTCGTCTCCTTGAAACTTGTTGAGCTCTTTCTGGGTCTCATTGACTTGGGACTGATCTTGAGTCTCGTCCTTGATGTCTACCAAGATCCCAGCTGACAAGAAGTTGGAGCATGCGTTTCGACCGGCTACATTGGCAAGTGCTTCCTCAGTTCTCATGTCTGTCATCTCAGCGATGAAGATGGGGACCGGGTAAGAGGGACTGCCTTCAGAGTCTCCGGAAAAGTAGAGTATCTGGCCATTGTAGTTGTCCCATCCGCCAGCTTCTTCTACCTGGTTCAGGATAACCTCCGGATCCGGGTTGAAGAGGTGAAACCACTCAATGTCGGACGGGGACCACCGGGACCTCGTCTTGTCTCGGTGACCCCAGTCAGGATGATATGCCGTCCGGCCAATGAATCCACCATCGTCTGCCTTCGCAAGTCGGAGAGACTCGAACGGAATGTGGTGGATCGAACTGACACGGAAGTTCATATTGTAGTTAACATGGATGGCGAACCCATGCCATAACGTGAAGTCTTTGCATACCATGCGGAGGATCTTGTCAAGCTTCTCCCCTTCTTTGTTGACCCGCAATTTGTAGATACCCGGATCTTTGAACCCGTGACCGTATACGAAGTCATTGTATATGCTCAAGCAGGCATTGCCGGTCTTTGAAGCCTGAACAATCTCGCTGACTGTCTGGGGAAAGTCGTTGGTATCTCCGTATGTTTGGATGCCATATTGTCTCCAGTCCCGGGATTCGAACTGAGGAGCTGATTTGATCTGTGCAACTTTCATACTGGCGTAATTTTAATAGTGGGAGGGACGGGAAGCGACCCCGTCCTATTACCAGTCCTATTTGGACCCTCCTTTTTTGGCTCCCTTCTTGGGAGCCTCTGAAACGGGATTGACTATCCGGTTGTAAGCCTCTTCGATCTCCCCGGCAGACATTTGCGAGTCTGCATAGGCTTCTTTGATGGCTTCCAGATCCATCCCGGCGTCGATGAACTCCTTCACCTCGGTGTCGATGTCGGCGGGCTTCTCCTCGGTCTTCTCCTCGGTCTTCTCCTCGGTCTTCTCCTCGGTCTTCTCCTCGGTCTTCTCCTCGGTCTTCTCCTCGGCGGATGCCGAGTCGAGAATGGCATGGATTGCCTCCATGGCTTTGGAGTACTCATCGAGCTTGGCGTTCAGCTCGATCTGTTTCTTGTTCAGCTCTTCGAGTTCGGCTTTGACAGAATCGATCTGCTTGCTCAGAACCTGAGCCTGACGCTTCTTGATTTCCACGTCCTTGTCCGGCATCTCCTTGCCATAACGAGACATGAATTTCTCCAGTCGGTCGTTCAGGTCTTCGGGAACTCGGGTGAAGTACGAGAGCGCATCCTTGTTGAATGCGATGTGGTACAGGCAGAGATCCTCCGTGATGTTTCTCGGGGTGAGGATCTTGCTGAACTCTTTGTTGATCGGGTCGTGGAGCAGAGTACCTGCTCGGAGTTCGTAATCGGGGTGTGCTACGTTTTTCATTTGTTGTTCTGTTATTCGTCTTAATGCTAAGTCGGCTTCGATCAGGCAGAAGCCGCATCGGGAAACTGACTTATTCAAAAAGTATCGAGAAAGTTCATCTACTTCTCGATGGAGAGCGGGGTTCTTTTCCAATTCCAATGTATGGGCCCGATAGGCTTCGCCTCTCAGGGACCCATACTTGGATTGGTAAGCTCTCAGTCTTTCGAGCATGTCAGCCATAGCCGTTACTATTTAGGTACTCCGGCGTATGTGGTGAGAATGATTACATATTCCCCGTTGACATAGTCCTTACGGATGTCTGTGTCAGCGATACTTGCTCCCCAAGTTGTTGCAGTTCCAGCCGAGCCCTTAGAGTACTGAAGAATGGGGGGATTTGCAGCTGTTTGGCCAGTGTCGTTCAGGAACACGTAATTTGCCGGAAGACCAGACCCCGGGAATGCCTCTGCCGGCTTGGTGGAAGTTGGCGCAGGGGGCATGGTAACCGTTCCGGAGACGCTGGTACACGAGGACCTCTGCAGAGTGAGTGGCACGTCGTTACCAATTTTAGCCTGGCCTTCCGACGGGTAAAACCGCAGGATAGCCGGTACAGTACACTCCGTTCCGCCAGCCAGGAGACCGTCAACCATGAGGTCAGTGGTGGCTTCGTCCGTGTTGAAGAGGCTCATCGGGAGCGAACCTTCCTGAGCGATGGTGCCGTTGGCCAGAGTTACCTGGTATGCGACGCCGTCGGTCATTTCGGTAGTGACAGTGATTTCGGTGAGCTCCAGACCCGAGTCCCAGCCATACACCTCGTACTTGGTGTCCCCGCTGTCTCCGGTGTCGTTGTTCTCGACGATAGCGATGACGCGGGCATTGGTCAGGCCGTTTACGAACTTCTTGGCTGCTTCCGACTTCTTGAAGATTCGGACGACCACGTTGTGCTGGTGGGTCTTGAGATACGTGCCAGCATTGATGGTGTCCGAGCCAACTGTTGCGTTGGGCAGCGAGTCGACTTCGTAACCAGTGGCACCGGCCTTGAGGATGAGCGAAGAGATAACGTTGTCAGTTACAACAGACTTCGATTTGTCGACGTCCGAGTAGCTGAGGAGAATAACCCTGGCGGTGGTGCCGGCGATTGCCGGCTTACCACACACCTGGTTGGTGAATCCTGTTTTGATTTTAGAACAATCAAGTCCTGCCATTTTCTTAGATTTTTGAGGATTAGATACCTACCGAGAACAGATCCGGGTTAGTGAGCTTGGCATCCGCCCGACCCATGAGTTCTACGTAGACTACGCGGTCTTTGTACTCGTACCAGATCCGCATCTTCTCGAAGCTGTCGATTGCGTCAACACCTATGCCGAGCACGCTCTTCGAGGTGAAGAGGATTCGATGGGGATTGTTGAGCTTCGTGCCAGTGTCTTCCGACGTAGCGATGATCTTGTCCCAGATGGGCATTGCGATGACAGGGATGCCATTGAAGCTGAGAGCCTCCATGCCATTCAGCAGAGCCAAGCGAGCCGACTCGAGGCAGCAAGCGTCCATAAGAGACTGCTGATAGGCATCGTAGACAGACTGGGTAACGAGGATAAATTTGTCAGACTGCTGACGGAGCAGAAGCGGGGCACTGAACACGACCGACTGAATGTATTCCTTGGCCTTGTCCGGAGTAAGCTTCTGAGCTGCGTAAGATGCCCCGGCATTTTCCGTAATTGTTGCTCCGCGCTGGGACGGATTGGCTGTAGCCTGTGTGGTAATCTGTTTCCAGAAACCGTTGATGATGGTGAAGAATTTCAGGTCGAGCCCATCCGTAATGATACCGCTGTCGGTAACGTTCTTGGCGTCTTTGTCGTTGAACCAGAACAGGCGGTACCAGAAGTCCATAATGGAGCGCTCCAGAACCTCAATGACGATGTTCATGTAGTCCGTATCCGTGAAGTCCGGAATGTCGACGCCGGTGCGGAGAGAGTAGATAGTTGCCGACTGCTGAAGGTCAGTGTAACACTGGGACAGGAGGATCTCCCAGATGCCGGGCTCCCATTTCAGCTTGCGGGTGTTGATGTTCCACGGCTGAGGAGTCGGGTTACACCCGGTGTTGACCACGCCGACCATGCCGCCCTCGCCGATGTAACCCACCTCAGTGTTAGTGACGATGTCGGGGAAGACTGTGTGAATGGAGTTGATGTCAGGACCCTGAATGGTGTCCTCCATAATCATCTCCGAGATTGCCTGAATGACACGTCCACAAAAAGTGAACTTGTCCATGTCAAGAAATCCGCCATTTTTAGCTGCCATAGTTCTTAAAGTTTTTGAGTTTGACTACTTGAGAATCTTTTTGGCAGCGTTGACCTTCTGGAGCTTTTCGCGAGCTTCGTTCTTGAGGTCAGCTGCCGAGGGTTCGGGCTTCTTGCCTCCGGGCAGAACCGTCTTGCGGTTCTTCGGGCGGTAGTTGCTACCACGGAGGTTGCGGAGTTCGTTCTCCTGCTCCTCGATGAGGTTCGTTGCCTCGTCGAGCATCGCCTCCAGTGCTGCAACGCGGTCCTCGAGAGACTCGGTGTCCTCCATCTCGATGCTGGTGACGATGTTGTCCTCGACAGTAACCACCCGGCCGTCTTCCAGAACGACAGTGCCCGACGTCTCGCCGTTGGCGAGAGTTGCCTCTACACCTTCGGCCAGATTGTCCTCTTCACCTACGGTCTGGAGAACGACCTGACCCTCAGCATCCAGATAGTCGAAGTTGGCGGGAGCGCCTTTCTTGCCATTCCGGAATGCCTTGACCTTGCTCATGAACTTCTCATAAGCGCTTTTTTCGTTTTTTGCCATAGCATTAAAAATTTGGTTTGTGTTGTATGAATTGATTTTGGAAATGAATCCCAAGTCAAGAAGGGATCTGGCATCGTGGATGCGTTCCTCATGCATGACATTGCGGAGCCGTTCTCGATCCTGACCTGTTCTCTCGACGTACACGTCAAGAATAGCTTCCTCCTCCAATGCCAACTCCTCGGCAATGCTGCGAGCGTCATCGGAAGTGAGCCAATCCCCGACCGGCATGTACACTCTGTGGATGAGTGCCCTGCAATTCCTGTTTGCCGACCGGTTCTCTGCTGGAGCTGCCAACAGGATACATACTGCCATCGAGTGGCATCCCCCTACAATGTTTGTATAGAGTGTTTTTCCGCTCATGCGAAGAAAGTCGTAAATCTTGAAGCCCTCCTCAACAGAGCCACCGTCACAGTCAATGTTGATGCACACCTCCTGTTCGTCGGGGTGTTCATCAAGTACCCCCCGGAAAGTCTCCACAGAGCAAATTTCTGAGGGCCCCTCCCAAAGCTCCATCATGACCCGATTCTCTTCGGAGTCAATTGCGCCTTTTAAGTTGATGAATATCATGTGCCAAATTATTTCGATACAAATATAATTATTCCTAATAGATATTGAAATACTATTTGTGCTGGACTATTTAAAAATTAGCCCGGTCCTGAATCTGCACGTAGTTAGCATCTTCCCTCCGAATATCTTCGATTGTAGCAATCACTCTCACCTGGCCAAATGCTTTTTGAATTGCCCTCTCCATGTCAAGCCGATTAATGGGCTCCGACGCCTCAGCGAATGACCGGATAGCATATCCTCCGTCCGACCCGACTTTAGTGAATGGTACCCCGCCACCAAGCTCGTTTATGGCTGACAGGAGAGGCAGGAACATTCGGCTCGACTTCTTGTTAATGATGGTCTCGCCTCCCTCCGCCTCAATGTGCACTCCTCCAGCAGCATGGCTGGGGCCCTCAATATATTTACCTCTTGCGGCTTTCGGCAGAGGAGCTGCCCAAAGAGCTGCCATCTGGACTGCTCCCAAAGCTGCAGCTGCTGCGATGAATGGGATAGCCAAAGGGAATCCCATTTTAGCCGATGCCATGATGGAGATGGCAGTA